AAAATATCAGCAATCCGATTCGTTTGTACAAGCTTAAGAAATATTTTTGTGTCCATGCGTTCGTATGATACTACCCGCTTGTCGATGAATAATGTATCATGTGGAAATAATTTCATTAAACAACCAAGTGCATCAGCAACGGCGGGTGTTGAACGGAAGACTTCCGCGCAATCAGGGTCGGCGTCCCATACAACTTCGCTTTCAACAACACAAGCCGATAAAGAATTCACTGGGGGTTTAGGATCACAAAAATAAACAAATTCTGGTGGAGCTGGTTCAGAATTTTTAATTCCGATTACAAATTTTACATCAGACATAAATTTCACTCACTGATTGACCATCGTTAATTCGTCTCATTGTTTCTGCTATTAAACTGGCGATAGAAATGACACGCACTTTATGACAAAATTGACCTGCGGGTAATGGTATTGTATCTGTTACCACCACCTCATCTAAGGCTGATTCTAAAATATTATCGTATGCCTTTCCAGAAAAGACAGCATGGGTGGCATATGCGGCGACTGTCGCTGCGCCCTGTTCTTTCAAAGCATCTGCTGCCTTACACAAAGTACCAGCGGTGTCTATCATATCATCCACTATGATACATCGCTTACCTTCAACGTCACCGATGATGTGCATCACTTGCGACTGGTTGGCTTTAGGGCGGCGTTTGTCGATGATAGCTAAGTCAGCATCGTTTAGTTTCTTGGCTATCGCACGCGCACGCGCGACGCCGCCAGTATCAGGGGACACCACTACAATGTTGCTCATATCCTGTTTATATTTTTTCCAGATATCACCTATAATGACAGGGGCGGCGGAAACGTTTGTTGTTGGAATTTTAAAGAATCCCTGTTGTTGTTCTGAATGTAAATCAACAACAACAAGTTGTTGGATGCCTGCTGATTGAATCATATCAGCTACAAGTCTGGATGTAATTGGTGTGCGTGTATATTGTGGTCTGCGGTCTTGTCGTGCGTAGCCATAATAGGGAACGATGGCGATAACCTTTAACGCGGCAGAACGCTTGAATGCATCTGCCATAATAAGCAGTTCCATTAAGTTATCATTGGTAGGTGCACAAGTGGACTGAATTATATGAATATTACATTCACGAATGGTTTCATTAATTTCACAACGTATTTCGCCATCACTAAAGCGTTCAATATCAATATCACCTAATCGTTGTTTAAGAATGTGACTAATATGAAGTGCTAAATCTTTGTTTGAGTTCCCCGTAAATATCTTAGCATTATTTTTCATCGTCTTCATTTTTATTATTATCCTCTATGAATGCTTTATTTAAGTCTTCCATCATTTCTTCGAATGCAACATTCAGTGAGATAACGGTTTTTTCAATCATTTTATCGTCTTCGTGTGCTCGCACCAATTCAGAATATGCCATGCAGGTGCTGTCTATCATTTGTCGATTGAAGCGGACAGTCAAGAATATTCGCAATGAATCAAAATTTGCGATAGCACATGCACCAATTAGTATATACTGCATCCACCAATAAAGCAAGTTATCATATGGGTATAATACATAATTGACTAAATTTACAATAATTGTAACCGCAAGTAACGACTTGAATCTGTTACGCTGTGCAGAAAAAAGTTTTGTGTTGGGAAGGTCGCGGTTTCTCAACACGTCTAAAACTTTAGGGGCGTTGCCAAACTTTTCGGGGGCATCCGAAAGCGAAGATAGATAACCAGCTGCCCTGTCAGTAAAGTTAAATGCTTGATGGATGTACACATACACCCCACCAAGCAGGGTGTTGAGTATGGCGAAGATGTATGGTACTTCCATGGGTTAGCTCATTTGACCAAAGAAAGCAGCGTCGGGGTCAGAGAACGCGCTAGTTCTGCGCGACACTTTACCAGAAGCTGGCAGGATGATATTCTTATGGTCGAATACCAAGTCGTTGGCAATCATATCCAGCGCTCGTTCTGTAGACTTCTGTGCTGGACGCGTATGTGAACGAATCTCAGTAGCGACGTTATAAGCATCCATTGTAGTCAGGTGACCGGGATACTGTGCCGAAGCTGGACTGTTTTGTCCAAATACATTTGCTTGATACACGTCGCTTAAGTGAATGCGTGGGTTAACGATGCTTTGAATATTCCGAAGCATGTTATTGGTCGCCACGTATTCTTGACCTTGGCGAATACGTTCCTCTGCGTGCTTATTTAATGCCATAAGTTCTGCGACAGATGCGCGTTCAGTAGACATTTCCAGAAAACGACGTTGAACGATACCGTCAACTTTGTTTTGGATTTGAATACTTGCCATATCCAGATGTTCTTCCCAACGATTGACTAATGGGATTTTTGTATTCATGAAAGTGCGAAGACCGCGCATACCATTAGTACAGATTAAACGTTCAAGTTTGAACGCGCTGTTAATAGTTGCCATGAATGGTGACCAACCGAAGTGAAGTTCAGAACGAAACTCACCGCCTTCTTTAAAGGCTTTAATGTCGATAGGGTTGTCTGACCACTTACGACCGAGCTTAACACGACCAGACGTAACGTTCTCGTGTACGCGTAAGTCATTACCTTGGCTATAGTGATGCATACCAAGCAAGTCTTTTAATTGTAAGATAGTTTCGTCAGTTTGAATATGACCTTTATAGTTACCGTCACGGTAGTCATACAATGTGTCTTCTACCATAAAAAAACTGCCACCAGATAACTGTTCAGCAAGTTGTGATGGTGTCATTACATCCAACGCTTTTGAATTGCGCGATGAGTGTGGGAATGTGTGTTGATATTTTTCACCAGAGTCGTTACCGATGGTTACGACTGCGGTGTTGCGACCTTTGCCGTCGGTGCTTTGTTCAACTTCAACTTTAGCATTTTTTATAAAATCGTGTTTCATGATTCTTCTCCGTTATGTCTATGACATATTGGTTAATTGATAAGGGTTACTTCTTATATGTTCTTAACATATGCGTGCTACTATAACACGTTAGGTTACAAATGTCAAGCAGCATTTCGTGAAAGCCATGCAGTTTCCAGCGGGGCGATATCCAGTAGGTCGCGTTCCTTTTGCTTTGCCACTTCTTTGATATTTTCTACTGTCATTAATTCAACAGAAGCCATGTCCTTGCCTTTGTGAAATACACTATCTTTGGCTAACGCGTGCTTATGTACAATACCACGGGTAGTCAGGTAACGAAGCATGCTACGAAGCGCAGTAGAAGATTCTAATGTCATTTTGCGCGCGCCCAGACCGATTAACCATGCCATTGCGTGCGTGAACTTCAAACCAATTTCGTGTGTGTTCTTAATGCTTTGGTCAATTTTGGGTAGGTTAACAGTCATTAAGCTAACCATTAAGTCATCCAGACGTAGTGGTTCAATCGCATCGTAACCAAAATTTTCAATAAGCACTTTACTTGCATGTAATGCAAAGTTTAAATTTGGTGCCATTACCCTGTCAATTTTGTCGAAGGTATGTTCTTCCATACCTAATATAACAGCGTCGTCGTCACTTGAAGCATCCATTTTTCTTTTACCAATAGTGGTAAGGGTTCTCCAAACTGGGGGTGAAATAATATTTTGACCAGTATTAGCAACGTAAGCAATACACATGCGTTGTGAAGTATCCATAGTACGGAACGCGAGGTCAGTTAAACGATACGATACAACTTCTAACGCTTGGAACTTACCGTCTTTGGTAAGATTCGTCGGTGACTTTTCATTGTCGAACCGATAGATAACACAACCGTCGATATACCACTGGTCGGCGGCTGTTGCCGAAATAAGAGTTTTTTCTATGTTAATGGCAATAGCCGATTGCCAGTATCTGGTACCGAAAAGCGTTTCAACTTTTTCTTGACCAAGGTTACCGTTTGGGTGTGGGTGTAACGCCACAACAATGCCGTCGTAATAACACACTGATGTTAAGATAGGCTTAATGTATTTTGTCATGTAAGTTTGTTTATAACTATCCACAACATGAGCAGGTACTGGAAGATTAATAAACGCTTCTTCATCGTCCGTACTATTAGCAGTATCTAATATACGCATAGTACCACCTGACGATTTTGTGATTAGTTTAAGGTATACATTTTTAACCGTGAATTTTGAAATATCGAATTTAATCATTGTTTGTTCCCGACGCTTTATTAAGTAGTGTGGCTAGTATAACAAATTGTAACCTAATTGTCAAGTGTTTGTAACCTAAATATTAAATTAATTTTAAGGTGCGCATTTCAACAACCAAATCGTTCATTATTCCAGAACGATGTAGTGTATCTATGTAGCTTGCTGATAGGTTAGCGCGTGTGTGGTTAACGTCTTCCCTGATAGTCGTAGCGGGCAGGGTTATACCTTGAGCTAGTATGTCACATAGTTGACACTTATTACTTTCAATAACAACTGGTGTGAAATCTAATTCACTACCAGCTGTATCCAAGATATAAAACCCGATAGCAATCTTAACAATTGCTTCATTGTACTTCAGGTTAAATTCACGTTCACCCATTATATCATTCCACCAGTTGATTGCGCACTTGCGTTACCGTTCCACATTTGGTCATTACCTTGCGTAGAAGTGTAGTTAAACTTTTGTGTATGCCATTCTGTTCCGCGCTTACTAATTAAGCGATGGCGCTCAGGTGTACCTACAACAACTGTGGTATCTAAGTTCTTCGAAATTGGATTAATAAGTTCCCAAACAATACACTTAGAATCTGGTCGCGAGGCGCGGCCGATAACCTGATTGAGTTGAGGGTAAGAACCAAATTGCCGACCTAAGTAAATGTCAGTACATCCAACCACGTCAACACCTTCATTGATGCGGTTGCAGTTAATAACAAACTGATGTTTGCCTGCACTAAAGTCGTCGAGTATTCTATCCAATTCCTTTTCGGTTTGGTTCAATATAGCAACTGAATCATAACCTAAAGAAATTAGATAGTCATTAATTTCGGCGACCTCTTGTTTGGTACGGAAGAACATCATTGTTTGTCCAAATTCGCTACCAAATTCATTGATGATACGTTTAGTAACATCTATTTTGAATTTTGATGGTGCGTCTAAGATACTATTAATATAGGTCTTAGCAAGGTAGCCTTGTGCTACTGCTTCTTCGCGGCTAATAGGTTCGATGATACTTTCGAATTTGATAAGCATGCCGTCGGCGCGGTCTGGTGTTGCTGTCAGACCTATAATTGGTTTGTTACCAAGCTTATCTAAATGATACTGAATTGTCATCATTGCTTCATGATGTGCTTCGTCGATACAAGAAATATCCCATTCTAAATCTGCGGGAATAGCTTTAAATGCGGACTGTGGAATAAACTCAATATTAGCGGCGTCGGCGTAAACACGTTCGGCTTGTGTTAATAGACGACCTTTATGTGTAATGAATAGTAAACGCAGTTTGCGGATAGCTGGAATGTTCAATGCCTTGCGCACGCGCATGGACGAGAATATTAAACCAGACGTCATTGTTTTACCTGCGCCCGTAGGATGAACGACCAAGATGCGGGTGATTGCATTTTCAAGTGCTTCTTCCACACCATGCAGAGCAGCAATTTGATACCAGCGCGATTTTTTCGCGCCGAACATTAATTCTTCGTAGTTTTCTTCGTTTGTTGACATGTTTGATAACCTTCATTGATTTACAATACGGCTATCATAACAGGAATTAGGTTAAAAGTCAAGTACTTTTTAAACCTAATTGGGAATTAGGTTATTTTTTTGAATGGAAAAGGTTCTTAATTGATATTCCAGCAGGTTTTGAGGCTTTGGGTTTGTCTTCCCTTTTATCCTTAGTAGGCGGTGTCATTGATTTCAACATTCTTTCGGTGCGAATATCTTCCTGTACTTGTGGTTCAGGTGGGGTGTAGTCGTTAGCTAATGTGTTGATTTCTTTCATTAATTCCATTTTAATAATCCCTTGTTTGTTGCTTGCCTTCACGGCGGGATGCACGCCCACGCTTGTCTTTTGTTTTTTGGGTTCCATGACCACCAGCGCCAGATGTTTGCATAGCATGCGCGACAGGATTGCCGACGGCGTTTAGCCCACCAGTTTCTGATTTTTTCAATTTGCGACGCTTTTTCTGCTTCGCCCGCTTTGTGCTGCTCTTTGCCATCTCTAATAATTGCTGAATTAACTTCATGCCATACCTCATATATGATACTGTATTTATAGCAATTATTACTTTTCCAGTTTTTTAATTTTTCTGACGGCGGCTTTTACAACAGGTCTGTGAATGCTTCTACCTTTATCTTTGAACTCATTAGGTGTCATCCAGTTGACTTCCCCCGTTTCATCACAAGGGTCACCAAATTTATCAGGGTCTTCAATCTTAGCGAGGAATACGCGCGTGCGCCCAAGGAAGGTTCCCAAGTCTGTACGTTTAGTTACGTTACCAGAAAACAGCCCAAGCTCTTCTCCCGCTTCGCGGAATGCTGTTTCTTCGTCGCTCTCACCCTTCTCTTGCTTACCCTTTGCTATTTGAAATTCGGAACCACCAAACTTCTTCTTAGATGGTTTCATAAACAACATCTTTATTTCGCCATTGTCCATGTAATACGGGATTACACCCGCGCGGTATATTATTTCTTTTGACATTTCGTTAACCTATTCTTAACATTTAATTATATTTATCAACTATGAAAAGGTATAAAACTCAATGCGTTAATCGTCTTTAGGAGCGAGCCATGGCGACACTTGTGTTTTGTCGCGCCAGATGCGCATGGTACCATATGTTGGGGATTTGTCGTTTTTGTCCTTTTGGACATACACCCTACCAGTTTCTGGACAAGAGTCGTGGCGTTTGACCTGACGAAGTACAGTCGGCTTAACGTCATACTTAGCGCAATATTTAACAAAGTCCACCTTATGTTCTGGTATGTCTTTGAAAGCAGTAGCAATTTGGTTGCCGGGTCTGCCGCGTTTCTTCGGCAGAACGATAGGTTTGGTCGCAGTTTTTGGTAACGCCAAGTCCATATCATTATATGAATGGGTAGTAGAATTTTCGTCTGTCATCTTCATTTCCTCAATATATTAATCTTATAGGGTGATAGTATACCATAACCTAATAGGAAATGTCAAGTAATATATGTTATTTGTCTTCCCACGGGAAACTACACTTAATGGTCTTGATTAAAGTAGCCCAATGATAATCTGCTGGTTTATCTACAACTTTACGGCTGTATATACAAAACGTTTTAACTTTATGTCCACGGTTTTGGTAATATGATACCAATTCGTCAACATTTCGACGGTCGTCGATGAGCGAAGAAATTATTCCTATGGTTGGTAACGGCGGTTGGTCGCCGCAACCAGAACGGATAAGCGTATCAATTTTCGGTAAGCATTCAATAACAATTCCATTTTGTCTACTGTTTAAGTGTGCTATACACAACGGCACATCTATTATGTTGCATACGAGTGCTGCGGGGATGACATCTTCTTGTGTTGTAATTATTACATCAGGCTTTTCTGCTTCGGAAATATTGTTTGCTATCGCCTGTGTTCCGCTATTAATATTCTCCCACGAAATGTGTAGGAGCCTGTTGTCATTGTCATCAAGCTTCATTAGCTTTTAGCCCTACGAAGTCATTCCATAAAACCCGACACAACCGAACCGATTCAAGTGCTTGTTCTGCATCTTCTAACGCATTATGCCCACTACGGTCAGTGAAGCCCATAGTGCTGAAGAATTGGTCAGAGGTATATGATTCGAGCAGGGCTTCGCCTACAGAATGTGAATCTATGCACCTGCTACTGATTTTGATTTCAGCACCATATCGGCGTAACGTAGAGCGAAGGAATTGAATGTCGAATGAACGAACATTATGTCCTAAACAATGAATTTGGTTCGCCGGTCCCCAGTATTTTAAAATTAATTCCAAAATAGCAATAACAGCTGCCTCTTCCGAAACACCATGTTCTTCGAGATATTCAAAAGTTAATCCGTGAATTTCAGATGCCTTTACACTAAATGTTGGGTCGGATGCACGCGTGGCTTTACTTTCATCATTCCACTTAACTTCCAAATAAAGCTTTTCGATTGGTATAAGTGTATGTGCATCAGCAACTACAAATCCCCAAGATATTGCCTGATGCCCCTCCGATGGGTCATCTGCGCCCCATGTTAAACCTGTGGTTTCGCTATCGAAAGCCAATATGTACTTGTGATATCCAGCTGGTGGACGTTTGTAATCATCTGCCATTTTCTTTTACCTTATATTGTTATTGTTTATGTAAAGCTTTTGCCGCAGCCACAACAGGCTGAATTTGGGTTACTAACTACAAATTTTTCAGACATTAATTCTACGACGTAATCTACTGTTGCACCATCAATCTTTTTCGCATCTTCATGGCTAATAAATAATCCCGCACCCGCGTCGCCGATAATAACTTCTTTTTCTGCGTCTTCGGTTATTAAACCCGCCGCACTAAACTTGTATTGATATCCTGAACAACCGCCAGATACTACTTCCATTCGTATGCCAATATCCAACGGACTGTGGCTAAGTTTAATTATTTGTTCTTGTGCTGCTTCAGTCAAATGTATCATGTTCTTTATCGTCCAGTAAAACAATCTTTTTATATTCCTTACCTTGTTCGCGCAGTTCAGCAAACGTTTCTTCCCAAGTACTATTCCATTCTCCAAGCTCACGCAATAGTACTTCAGCTAGTTCAAGGTTGCCACGCTGTTGGTACATCCAAGCATTTTGTTTTTTGTTACTTATAACAGATGTCACTGCCTGTGCTTCCGTAACATTATATATTTCTTGCAGGCTTGCAATCATTTCTTCTTCTGCGATTGAGAAGTATACATCCTTTGTATCTGTCATAAGTGTTGTATCCTATTAACTACTTGCTCAACCCTTTCGTCAAGGTCGGCACCTTCGACGATGTTAAGATTATTCTTGTGTATCATAGCCTGTGTTACATCTAACATAACAACGTCAACCATTCTACTGTAATGTTCGTTTACACTACGTACACCGTCGTCTTCTATGTTGTGCGAAAAACATGGTTCAAGGTAATATACCTGCGAATAATTAACACAGGCGTCCTTGCATGTATTATAATATGTATCTATCCATTCGTCGTAGCGGTTGTATTGACCAAAGGCGATTAGTGCGTATGTGAATAAATCTGCGAAGGTACGTTCTGTAAAATACAATTCTTCCGCATATGCGAATTCAATTTCGTCTTTGAATTTGCGGTCAACTAATTCCATTTGAAATGCCATCTTCAAATCGGGGTCTTGGTTAATGGCGTCTAAGGTTACACCCCACTCATCTATAATAGAACGCGCTGTTTTGCGGTCCACGATATTGAACCCTTCTTTACGTAAGGCTTTAAGTACTGTAGATTTTCCTGAGCCTTGCGACCCTGCGATTGATATAAGCATATTATTTTGGTTTGTAGTCTTTATATTTCTGTTGATATTTAGGTGGTATTATTATGGAATGTGTAGGATATTTTTTTTGGAGCTTTGGAAGATGGACATTTATTGCGTGGTTAAAGTTCGCATCAGACACCTTTTTGTCTGTAAATGTCAATGTTTTGTGTTCAACATCAGACATAAATTCTTTTGAAAATGTCATCTTCTTACCATCACAATACGTCTTACATATACCAAAGTCAAACACTTCTTCGATATATTGAACTGGCGGCATATTGATTACGATGATATTATACTTTAATTCATTTTTTGTCATTTCAAATACTGCGTCAATGGCGTTGTTGTTAGCCACGTCATATTCTTGGTCGGTATCACACAGGTCTGTGATATCATCCATTGACCGCCAGTCGGTGGCTTTTAATTCGAAATAATCTTTCCAGAACTCCATATCACAAAATTGAGTTCTACCGAACATTGATGTTGGGATGTTTAGATAGACGTCGATGTCGCTATAAGGGATATTGTTAAATCTGTCGCGCGTATAACCACCAGCAATGATAGCATCCGACGCGACCATTTGGAATTTTTTAAGGATTATAATCGGCTCGTTAATTTTGCTCAGTTGTGATGTTGCTGGCATTCTCTTCATCCCCATAGTTAGTATCTTGGGAATTATATTTGGATTTGTCTAGTTTGTCAAGCGAAATCAGCAAATCAGCCAATTTATTATTGTGTGTTGACAATTTCTTACGATAAGTGCGTTTTTTAATCGCAGTTTTTGCTGTTTGAATTATGTTATAATAATCTTGGCTAAGGTCGGACAGCTCATTTATTTCTTCTATTAATGCTTCTCTTACAATGCTCATATTAAGCCTACTATGTCTCTTTGTCTTTTATCTGTATTTTTTCTTTTTGTTTTTTCTTTATGTCGTAGTATCATATCAATCTGGTTTATGCCAGCTTGTATTTGTTTTAACATGTTTGGGTTACCAAATTGCACGCATGCGCCTAATCTATTACTTAATATTATGCGCTGGTCGAATAAGTCAGTAATTGACATATCCATCCAGTCGTCTGCTGATACTATTTCTACTTCTACACCAGATGGTGTATGTGTATTTACATCTGCCATTAGTTTGGCAATCCTACAATCTTTAATAATTGAGCGTTACCCATGGTTGTAGAAGTATAGGATTGGACGCCATCTGGTGATTTAGTTTTCTGTACTGGAACATCAGTACCCGCTAATATCGCACGGCGAATTTTCAATTCATCGTTTGTATCACTTTGTAAATTATATATCCATAATTCTTCGTAGGTTCCATTCTCTGCACGGCGTTTGTATATTAAGTGTGCGTTATCTACTACACGAATGAATCCCGCGCGGTCAGGATTGTCTGGTTCCTCTAATGGTTCGTCATCTGGCATTGGCTCTGGTTCGCCATATGGTGTTTGACTTTGTGGTTCCACATCACCCATGCCTCCGCCTTGTCCGCCTGTAGGGTGAGGCTGACCAACGTCTTCGTCGGATAAACCAAATTCGTCCATGAAACGTGTGTAATAACTAACAGCGGTTGATTGTGTAACACCCACATCTTCAATGAACGAATTCAATATAGAAGCGCGGTTACTATCTGGATGATGTACAAGCGTTTGGAATAGTTGACGGGCTTGGTCAACCAAGTTAACTTCTGGTTCTTCTTCTGCCGGTATGTCTATCTGTGGTAATGTAGATAAGCCTGCTTCGGGGTCGTTGGTCATTTTGCCCATGGCAACTGCGGTGTTTACCGTATCGGCTGTCGCTGCTGGACCCATGCCAGCAAATATTTCGGAAAGAATGCTCTTACTGCCAGTTTGACAAAAACTTTCACCACCGCCGCCGCCGTCTCCACCCATGCCACTCGTGCCTGCGGGGATGCCGCTGCTGTACCAACTGTCGGCAATACCACCACGTTTTTTCTTCTTCTTGGACTTTTTCTTGGACTTTTTCTTTTCGAGTATTACATCGTCATTCATAAAGTCTCTAAAAGCTATTTTTCCGTCAATCATTTTGTTTCCTCGTTAACTATCTATATTTATAACAAGTTGAAACAAGGGGGATTTTTACTGTTATAAATACTATCAAATCAAGAGGAAAGTTATGACAACAGCCAAAAAACGCATTCGTGGAAACCCATTGCCCCTTATTGTAGAGGCGCATCCTGCGGATTATAAAGGATACCCGTTTATTACGTTAATTGAATATAGGGATAAACACCTATTAGGGATAATAGACAACGCCACAGATAAAATGATTAAGGCATACGTACTTGATTTGTGTGGACCAACATCCGTCAACGAAGAATTTGTAATTAAGGTGGCGGCTGAATGGTACAGGGATTCTAAAGATAGATATCCCATATCGTTTGAATTTTCCAAAAGGGGCGTGGCAGAAAGTGTAAAATCTATCTATAAGTCATTTGCTATTGGGTTTGTGACACGGATAATCGGACCGTTACCTAAATTCGAAATGTCGGAAGTTAAAAGTATTAAACGCCGTAGGAAGAAGCCATTACCACCAAATATTGAAATTCATAACAAAATAGTTAAATTATGATTTGATTTTCTTCCAGAATTTTGATTCTTTAAGAACTTCATTGAACCCCTGCAACATTTCCAAAGACTCTATCGAGAACGCGTCGGGTTCGCCTGATTGCTGTGACGCTGCGCCGGTTGAATCCGTAGGCGAAGCCCCACTCATTGGTGGTTGTTCGGCAGTCGGTTGCATAGGAGCTTCTGGCTTACCTTTTAGGTCGTGGTCTGCTTTTGCCGCATCTTCGGGCGTTTGTGCGAAGCCGTACATCTGTCCTTCTTCTGTAAGTTGACCAGATTCATCTATAAGCGCTTCTTTACGTAATACTTCCTGTCCTTGTTCGGTAATTTGAGCAGTATCGTTTGTAGTTGTCATTAACTGCAATTTAGTTAACTTATCGCGCGCGGCGACAACATTATCACCCCTAGTGACTTCTTGGAATGCGTTCTGTGGGGTTTCGGCTGCTATTAACTTAGTTAATACAAATTTTTCTGCGGCGGATAGCGCAATAGACTCGTCGTGCATGACTTCATTTATAATATTCATACGGGTATTTATTAAAATTATAATATTCCTGCTTTAATTAAATGCATTTGTAACACGATATTCATCGCGTAAGCGGTCGCGTGTGATTTCTTAAAGTAATACTTGTCGTGGTCTTCGGGTTTTCTGAAAAGTTCTTTACGGATAAATTCCTTGTTGGCTTTGTAATGTTGCAGTAAATGTTTTTTACCGGGGCGGAATATGGCAACAACGTCACACAAATCTTCTATCGATTTAGGTTTAATTATTTGGACAACATCAAACTGTCTTCCAATTTGGAATAGTTTTTCTACGTTTTTCTGTTCGTCCAAGATAGACCAGTCTGGTTCCATAGCAAGTAGTGCCCGTATCTCTTCTTTGGATTCAAAATCGTCCAATAGGGCAATGTGAAGGAAGTCTATTTTAAAGTAACCTAATTCTTCCGCTTCCTCAAATGGTATTGCGGCTAATTCGGTTATTGGGTCTTTCGGAATTGATTGTAGATATGCGCCAGCGGGATGCTTACGCAATTCACCCTTCTCCACGCGCGAAGCGCGCACAGCATCTTTAAAGTAATCTAAGGGGTCGAAGTTTGTTTTGAAGTCGATATCTATATCCATGCGTTATATTAACATGGATATAGATATTATGTCAACTTACACGTAAGCTCGGAGGATGATTGCCCAATTAGCCAAAGTTACATTCGCAGCTGTGCCATCGATGCGGGAGGTTATAGTAACCGCGCCACCCGTATGCCAGCCAATTTCGTCAGCTGTATTATTTGAATATAGCCCTTTATAATGCATTGTAGTTGGGGAGCCTGAGTCGCCGTTTAAGAATTCCGTTTCATCACCAGTCGCATATCCCAATTCTGCCGTTTTACAAATAAGGAATGCTTGCATACCGCTTGGTTTTGCGCCCAGTCCATGAGCAACACTATAATCGGTGTTTACTACAATAGGATTACCAAGTTCTGCGGATTCAAATGAAGATGTAAAGACACTAGGAACCGTAGAACCAACAGCACCAGAAGAACCGAATCGTCCAGCTTCGAGGAATTCTGCATCTGCTAAATCATTTAAGTCGGTAGCATCACCTTTGAGAACCAAATAACTACGGACAATTCCTTCTGCAAATATTGGATTGTGGTCGTGGTTAATATCGGGGATGCCAGCAATAGCAGCATCTTTCGTACCGTATTTGGTTTGACCATATTCTATACGATGTATTGGAGTTGGGCCGGGGAAGAATTTAATTACCTGAACCTGCCAGTCATTTGCTGGCATTGTTGCCAATGTACCACTACCATCATCGTAATTACCGGGGTCGATTGTAATAGTATCTGCCGTGACAATAAAGTTTGGAGGGGTGGTGTCTTGATAACTATATTTAAACGTCGCTACTGCATCAGCGGCATCAACTGTTATGTCTGGTGATTTCTTAGATGTTTGGAAATTATTACCTAAACGATATGACTGTCCCTCCGATTTATCTATAGTAAGGTTACTGTTTGGATTACTATAAAGATTTCCATTAACATTAAATGAACCAATAGCTTCCGCCAAATCTCCTAATCGTGCAGAAGTATCGAAAACACCATGCGCATTACTACGTACTGCTGCCACGGTGGCATTGTCTACATGGCCGACACGACCCAAAACAATATAATCGCGATGTTCTTCTGGCGAATATGGTGATGTTGATTGTACTATATTACCATTTTCATCAATAGCAATATATGTTATGGCATGCGTTAACAGAGCGTCCAATGTTTGGTCTGTAAATTCCGTCCATGATAGACGCGCAAACACAGGGTGTTCTGGGTCAGTATGATTATCAACAATAATACCTGAGCCTGCGGTCACCGTAAACAATGCTGTCGATAGTGGTGAACCACTCAATGTTCCAAATTGAATTTCACCACCGTCAAAAGAACCTGTGGATAAAGCTTGTACGCCAGCGGCTGGTGGTGTCTTATTAATCCATTGGTCGGTGCCTGTGTCATACGATAATAATTCATTCTCTGCATGAGTTAAAGGTGAACCTACTATTGGGGTGAGTGTAACATCTGCTAATGCGTCAATACCAGAAAATTCTGGTGTTGGTACATGTTGAAATTTTTGTGTGCTTGCATTATATATTAATGCGTCACCTGTTACTAATCCGGGTGAGCCAGAAACATCTACATCATTTAACTCTAGCATGCTTATGTCTGTTTGAAATCCTTTAATTGACATTTATTTTTCTCCGTTATACATATAATAAGCTTTCTATTTTACTACCCGTAATTATGTCATAATTGAATACAACATAGCTTGTGGGGTCGGCGGGTAATGCCTGAATCCCAAGATTATCAGTTTCCATATAGTCACCATCCACGCCAGTAACAGGTGTTCCGACCGAATCAAGGTTATCAAGACCAAGAGGGGAGCCTGCTGCAAATAAATATACATTCGGCGAACCACCGGGGTCTGTTATACTAATTGCGCTACCCGTTGACGATGTATGTGATGTAAAAATTTCACTAAGAAGACTATCAATGCTGAATGTTGCAGCTACCACAGGGCTTCCTGCAAGTTGTGCATTTATTGCGATTACAAGCGCGCCATGGGTAGAAATATCCACCGCTGGTGAACCTGCGGGATTAACTGTAATTGTTGTTATGCTGCCACCATCTACTGCAATATTAAAATCGTATATCGTACCACCGTCCAATCCTGTTGTTGCTGCTGCATCTATTGTCGTGGAATAGTTTATTCCCTGCGTGCCACGAGTATGGGCGTATTGTTTTACACCATTGATAGTTAACGCAACGCGATTATCATCTGTGGTGTGGTTTTGTGTTGCAAATATATCAATTGGTGAACCTGCAACGGTTAGAGGCGCAGCCAAAATTTCGAATATTCTTTGAACCGCAATTGTAGCAGTTGGTGCGGCACCGCCTGTTTTAAGTAAATCAATTTCGGCAGCGGCTTGTTCAATTGCAGTTTGGACATTTGCTCCGTAAGTAACATCAAAGGAGTTATCAATAAAAACCTCTGTTGCTTGATGTAAGTGTCCATAGCGCGATATTCCGAGTACATCTATGTCTGTTGTCGTTACTGGTGAACCTGCGTTGGTTATCGTTAATCGTAGCGTGGTTTCGCTGGTATTCGGTAACGGAGAACCCAATCCAGTATTTTGCCATGAGGTGCTTGTCAATACCCCATCCCCCGATGCTGCCACACCCAATGCTATTTGGTCATCAACATACTGCATAGAAGTTGCAGAGTCGGGTGCTGTTGGTACAGTAGGTAGTCCACGGGGTTCACCACCGTTGAACGTTAAGTCGATATTCAAATTCATATTTTCATTAACACTACGACTAAGCTTATCGTCCAATTGTGTTTGGACAGTTTGTGCGTGACTAATCCCTATTAATTGATTAACGTCAGATGAAGTCAACAAAGGACTACCTAACGTTAATCCGTCTAAGAATATATTTTGGTCCGGTGATAGGTGTAAATCTGTGGAATTTATATGTACGTCGGCGTATTGTTTTGTTACTGCACCAAGCGGCGATGTTGGGTTTGTACCTAATATTAATTCGGCACCAGTTTGCATCGCGGAGGCGCCGGTTGCTAAAATAACTGCATCCCACCCATCAGCAGTAAATGGTGAACCACCAAATGTATCGGCAGCATTGGCATTACGTATAAACAATTCTGGTTGAGTTGGTGGACTACCAGCAACAAATGTTCTGTTGTTATACCACAGTTGACCTTCTATTGAAAAAACTGGTCGGGTAGTGTTTGAAAAATTTTCAAGCATGTATAGTAAATCTTGAAAAACTGGTTCGCCGTAGTCCTTATTACCCTTACCGTAAAGCTTAAGTGTAGTTTCTATATTACCACTCGACCCTGCGGTTGGTGATGGGTCAGATGGACTTACCGGACCATTTGTAGTATACGATTGCAACTCAAACGGAGTTTTGCCCGTATCCGAAAAGTGTAATGTGTATTTTGTTGCCATGTGCAGTTCCTTAAATCTTACGTTTAATATTTATCGTTATTGGGTTATGCCCATGTCGAGAAGCGAACCTTGACATAACCGTTACCGCCCGTGCCGCCTCGTCTCGTGCTGCCTGCATATGTTCCACCAGCACCACCAGCACCTACCGACCACGTTACAGTGGTACCGGGAGTGCAATTTGCCATGAATTGTAGATGATTTCCAGATGAGCCGCCTTCACCAGCAGCATTATCTTGACCCCATCCACCTGCGCCACCGCCTCCGAAAGTACCAGATTCCGCTTGAGCGGGAAAGGCTGCACTACCTGTACCACCACGTCCAGCCAATGAGCCGCCGCCATGCCCACCTGCACCCGGATTTCCGGGCTTGCCGCTTGCGCCGGGGTTACTTAAACCGAGACCACCGCGACGTTCATTGTTTACGGTGATTGTTGCGCCCTGCGTTCCTCTTCCACCGACACCACCCAAAACAGAATAGGAACCGACAGCGGGAATGGTTATAGTAGTAGTACCGCCATCTTGGCCTTCATGACCAGTAAAGTCTCCGCCATCACCACCACCAGCACCACCACCACCACCACCAATTATTAAAAATTCAATCATATTAACACCAGCTGGAACTACTATGGAGCCTGCTGCACCAGAGTGGCTACCTACGCCATTATTATCTACTTGGGCTTGAACAAATGCAGTAGTTGCAATTCTTGTACTATTATCGCTCGTAGTTGGGGTTGGGGCTGTCGGCGTGCCTGTTAATGGTGGACTGACAAGAGGTGCGTAGTTATCTGTTATAAAATCTCTGCGGGTTAAATGTGCATCGTCTGTTGGTATTGACGCTGTGCCTGTCAATGAAACATTACCAGACAATTCAAGTGTCAATGTAGAATCAGCCAAACCGACAGCGTTGCGTCTATCCCAAGATACATCGCCTGATGTTTCATTAAATGTTAATTGTGAACGTAATATATCAGTTGAACTGCGAAGTTCGAGGCTCGTAATTGTGCTGCTTGGAGCACGTAGTGTTAATATAGCATCGTCTGTAGAGTTAACAATGGATAAATTACCAGTCATAGTATCGCCAGTACGCAGAACCATCAAATCCAATTGTCCTTGAACTGTAGTCACGCCAGAGATACTACTCATACCGATAAGTCTATTAACGTCATCCGATTGTAATGATAATGGATCACGGAAAACAGTTGTCCAACCAGCGGGTTCAAAGTTGTATAAAACTTGTTGTGTGGTATTATACCAAAGTTGTCCTATAAGTGCTTCGGTGATACCATTACCGATACCAAGGTCATACATGTCTTTTGGAACGGCACCATTTCTTGGTGAGCCAGCATTTGGAACAAAGCTTCCTGTTCCAGCAACAAAACCATCGGGGTCGTCTGTACCCTTCAAGAAATCGCCAGCTACTTTTTCTGGACATGCATTGCTTTCCAACTGGCGATATTGGTTTTGGTTTACACCTTCGCCCCATTTGATAGCACCGAAGCCATACAATTCGAGGTCACTATCTTGCGCCAAACCACCCGGGCCATTTAATTCACCCGGACCAATTATGAACGAGTCTACTTCGCGTTGTGCTAAATCAAAGTTATTGTCATCAAAAGCGGTCTTTTTGATATAAAATGTTTCGGACATCCCATTTACCTATGTAATTTTTAATTATATATCTATTTATCATATATATATTAACCAAAAATATAGGCTGGCGAATCTTAAAGTTCTAATGCTGCAACACAGTCCTTCGCCAATTTCAAATCGTCGGGGTGGGCTTTAAAGCGTTTCATCCAATATTCTGGATTGATGATTCTTTCCATGATAACACGTTCTTCTGAATTGGTATTATCGCGAAAGAATTCGGTGAATTTTTTGCTATTGAGGAGTATCCACGGTGATAGCCTGCGTTGGTATAATAACTGAATGATGTCGTTCGGTGCCACGATAGTAAATATATCACCCGTCCCTACACCACCCTCATCGACGATTTCAAATATTGTTTTGACTGTGACTTCTATCAGCTTTTCCGTAGACATGATTCTAGTAACCCATTCCAAATATTTGGCGTAGGCACGGTCGTCTGTCCACAGCGGTGGTTCTATGCGTTGCTTAACCATGAGTTCTATGAATGCGTTGGTGTCGGGGAGTTGGGTTCTGCGAACGAAGTCAACAAATTTCATAAATGCTATGAAATATTTCGAATCCCTAAAAGCATTCGGGTGCGTAATTGTTGTATGGTGCTTATGTTTCATCCACGCCTTGTAAAACAAATGCGCTGCTTGTCCTTCCAAAGACCTAATGTCTTCATCTCGTTTCATTGCTTTGCAGTGATGTTTAATAAACCCTTTTTCGGTTTTTAAATGTGCATGGCAATAATCACATTGATATTTGTTTTCTAAAGTCACCGTTTTCTTTTAGTTTTAAGTTCTTTTTTAATGGCTTTTATTTCAGCGTCCTGCCTGCCAAGTTGTTCCGCAAGGTCAATTATGTCTGCATCTGTTAATATATTAATGGCTTCTTGTGCTTCCTTTTTACTATAGTCAAATATTTCAACAACAATTTGAACCGCGAGTGGTGTAGTGCTCGAAAGTTTTGGTTTAGTTTTAATGTACTGGTACCTATGCGCTTTACCCGAAGTGGACGCTGTCATAAGGTTAAATAATAATCTCTTATGCTTATGTAGGTGAAATACATATGGATTAACCATTTCATTTAAGAAAAATATCTGGCGGGCGTCACCCTTACAACCAGACAGCCAGCGCAAGAACACAATCGGTGCAAATTCTTTTAAGTTTTCTTCAGACAGCGTATCGTAGTATCCAACGTTTTTGGTGCTGATATTACTTAACATCGGGAAAAGGTCTATCTTGTATGTTTTCTTTTTAGCTACCATCAGGCGTTCTCATCTTCTTACCGCAAAATTTACATTCAACATAACCATCCTTTTTAATAAGGTGTTCGTATGGGTGAATGCATTCCTTAACCATAACACCACGAAGGTCTGCAATCTTATCAAGCATAGGTTGTTTTTCTTCTGCTATGATAGTAAGAATCTTTTCTTCTATCGGGTGTAATTGTTCTAACAAAGCTTCCATGTTTTTAAGCTTACGCTTCCACGCAGTTTTTTCACTGCGGTTGGCATGGTTTGCGATTGATTCTAATTGTAACCGAAGGTCTGCTTGTTCTTCGGTTTCATTTTCGGGTTTCTTACGTCTAGCCATGATTACACCTGCGACAGTTCAATAAACATTGCTGCTGCATTGATTTCTGGGTCTGCAACAATACTGTTTTTGTATAGATGGTTAGCGATGGTTATCATACCCACTTCCCAATTTTCTTTATTCTTGAACTTAGATGACTTGTCTAAGTTTTCGTATAGGAAGCGGTATACTGCTGTCCATTCTTCTGGTGCTACATTGGTGCACGCGAGGTGGCGGGCGTCGTCCCACTTATCAGCAGCTATTAAATCTAATAGGGCGAACTTATAGTCGCCTGCTTCTGCTGCACCCACGAAGGACATCAACTGTCCAGAAATAGAATTCTGTTGTAATAAATTTACAATCTTGCGGATGTCTGGATATCCAACGGCGATATACTTGTCGAGTTTATCAAGGTCGAAAGTTATGTCTTCACTAATTAGAATCTTTGCACAAAATTCAGTGATGTCGTTTTTGTTGCCAGCTTTGAATCTATAGTGTTGTGACCGCGATTTTAAAGCAGGCATTATTTTATGGTCATAGTTACATGTCAATATAAAACGCGCTTGTGATATTGGGTCTTCCATGTACTTACGAAGAACCGCCTGTGCGGGTTGTGATAAGTAATCTGCTTCTTCCATCAATATGATTTTGAAACCACCCATGGCGAATGTGCTAATGAAACCCTTAATTACATCGCGCATGTGGTCAACGGAGTTTTCATCGGAAGCGTTGATTACTAAAACGTCTGCGGATTCAAATCCAATTTCATCAATTAATATCTGCGCTATTGTTGTTTTGCCTGAACCCTGAACACCGGATAGTAAAAGGTGAGGGATTGTTTTATCCGCGACCATCTGACTGAATGCTTTTTTATGCCCTTCATCGTGGAATACGTATTCATCAAGCGTGGTTGGTCTGTACTTTTCGCACCATAGAAGATGCTTGGAACTGTTTATCATTATTATTATTCTCCAATTTATCGAAGAATAATACTACATCAGTAAGCTGTTGTCAACTACTTTAAAAGGTTATTTATTCTTCCGCAATGAATGAGCTGGTAGTTTATTTGATGCTGTATCTGTATCACTATGACCATGCACAGCCGCTTTAGCTTTAACTACTGGTTTCGACTTCGGCTGTTTCGGAGGGGACGCGACAATCTTATCATGATTTTCATGTAGATGTTTTTTAACACCGCCTGCGTTATACACAAGAACCTTATTAGTTCCAAGTGTTAACCAAACAGCTAGTGGGTCGAACACGAAGATTAACATAAGGATTAACCACTTAACGGCTTCGTCAGTATCGGTGTCAAACGCACCGGCGATAAAGATGATTGGTCCGATATGAACTTCAGTGATTAACTTTTCTTGTTTTAGTTTCGATACCGCTAAGGTCTTGTTACTTATCTGTTTCGTATATGAAGCAATATCAGTACGAATGGTTTCTAATTCTGGACCATACGACTTCTGTAGCCGTTGGCGACCCGTAATATAGTTGTTTGGTAGTGACGCAATATCGTCGTCGATTTGCTTTTTACGTAGAATATTTTCATTCTTAAACGCAATCAGTTCTTCTTGTTCGGATGTAAGTAGTTCAATTTGTTGCTCTTGTTGTTTAAGACCAAGCGTATCTTGTTGATAGCCTTGCGATAAGAAGCCGAATATGCCTGCGGAGGTTATCAACATCATAATGCCAATACCAATGTACCCGTATGCTTTACTTCCCCGTGATTCTAAAAACGAATACCGATATATGTACGATACTGCAACCAACTTACCATATTCAATAGCAATACCCATAGCAATAATTTCCCAAAACCAACCAGAAAAAATAGATGCTAATCCATATATACTAAAGTAACCTGCGACCGTAGCCAGTAATGCTGCGCTAGTCGCCAGAAAGAAAACAAATCCCATAACAAATCTCCATTTGAAATAGTATTTATCAATCTTAGAAGATTAGTCTTCTACCGCCATAACAACAGTTTCATCACTATACCAGAATGTATCATTATCAAATTCGACAGCTTCTGACCATTTTAATGATTCGATGAGTACTTTATCGCCAGATTTGAATTCTGTAATATCAGGACCGCAATTTTCAACGATAACCCAGCGTGGTTGTTTGGCGCTTTCGTCATAACTTGACATGGTGAAACCAAATTCTGTGGTTTCTTCGAATTGCGTTCTGCGTTTTTCTAAGTCTGTGCGGATGACAACTTTGTCTACAAACTTAAATGTAAATCGTATTCCTAGAGGTTTTAATATCATTCTGATTCCTGTGGTTCTTTTTTAGGTCGAGCGACTTGTTTAGTCGTTTTTCTTTTAACTACTTTCTTTTTCTCTTCCTTGACAGGTTCAACACTTTCTTCTACAGCTGCAAGTGCTTCTGATACAACTTCCTTAGTATCTTCTTCGATGTGCGATTCGTCAACAGTGGCAGCTGGCTCTGGTAATTCAGGGGCAACGTCTTTGTTGGTTTCGTCAACTACATTCTGTGCTTTTTTTATTCTGCGCTTTAATCTGTTTTCAATAAAATCTTGGCGAGCTTTTACTTCAAGTGGCGCTGGTGATGATGCAATTTGTTTCTTAATTTGCATTAAGTCAAAATCTACAATCGCTCCTTTTGCACTTCGTACTTTTTTACCCATTATAATCTCCACATATATTATTCGGTTCTTAAGAATTCTTCTATATTTAGTCCATACTTAAAGCTGTCCACGTCGTGCACGCCCATCAAGTATAAAACATAAGAAGAAACGCTGCTTCCGCGTCCAACTCCCCAAACCACATTATTTTCTATAAGGGTATTTATAACAAAAATTAAAGTACGTAACACATCCATTAATTCAAGCTTTTTATATAATTCCAATTCGTCAGCTACGCGTTGCGCACGAAGTGCTAATTTATCATCGTTTGGGGATTGTTCCATTAATTTTGCCACAACGTATTCTGTAATATTGATGTTCTTATATTCATCGGGTATGCGCCAGTCGTATGATAATGGACGTATGTTCTCTTTTATACCAATCCTTTCCGACTTTAACGTTACGCTTCTATTGTATTGTTCAATGTCTGGTGTTAATTCACTTACATAAAGTCCTTTAGTACTTTTACGATTCAATATAGCATGTAAAAGTTCATCGGCGTTAACCGTCGAATCGCCATCGTACCAAAGAAGCCTTTCAGTAAGTTCAGTATTAAGAGAAGCTGCTGTCGTAACTTCCATCACTAGTGTCCAAATTTGGCGTAGCAGGACCACTAAGGTCTACTGGCGGTTGTACTGGCATTACTGGCACTGGCGGCTTATCTTGCGCCGTCATAACTTGACCAGCAGGAACCCCACCCGCAGGTGGTGGTGGCGGTGGAATATGCGCAGCGGTCATTTGATGTGGGTTTCCTTGTACTGGCATAACATTAAATGCGGGGTTACTTGTAGGTTTAATATAGCCTTCAAGCATCTTTGCCAATGCGGATGCATCTACCGCAGACTTTGGCTCAATTATACCATCAATCTTTTCGCGTATTAATTTCCATTGGTCGGCAGACGGTGCCCAAGCTTCTGGTTGCAATTCTTCCACACCACTAAGCCATGCGCGGAATTCCGCCAGTGTTTGTTTTTTTACTCTTCTCCTACCAGCCATTACTTATTTCCTTTCATTAATTTCTTTTTGATTGCGACAAGTCTATCTTTTGTAGAAGGAGTGTTGTCTATGCTGACTTCGTTCTTTACAGACCGTTCACGAATTTTAGCTAATATATCTTCCGCACAATATTGCTCAACTACTGCATTATTTACTTCAGGCGTTTTACCGCCGTATGTTTGGACTGGGTATGGCGCATACGTACCAATAGGCGATGCACCATAGTCGCCACAGCCAGAGGCGAAATCACCTATAGCAATACTAGATGGTGCGATACCATTTACATCAGTGAAGCCGATTGTTGTATTGTCGCCTATTGTTATATTGCCGCCATCTTGTCCGACAGTGCCACACATAGGTTGATTTTCCCACCACGGTGTTTCGTCTGGTTGTTCATAGGTTGGTGTAGGTATAGTCCAAGGAATCGATGGGTATTGTACATCAGGCGCGATTTTACTTGCCATTTCTGCAATCAAGTCCAAACTTTCTTTGCTTGGTTCAGCACTACCGATACCACGATATAAGCCTGTAATCCAAGCTTGATATTCTTCAACGGTTATTGTTTCTTTTTCTTCAACATTTTTGTTCATTTGGTTCTCCTTATATTATATCGCCAACGACTTTGTCTTTAAGGTATTTATTATACGCATCGGACGGCGCGACATTAACCCAAGAGGTTGGGTCTATTGGGTGGCAAAGCATTTGATACTTGTTCAAAGACGGTCCCACATTTTGATGATTTATTTTATAGTCAATTACTTGGATTGGTTCCAATTCTACGTTCACCATGTCCATGCCATACACAAGCGCCTTAAATTCCTTACCTGCCAGTTCGGATATCTCTACTACATCCAGTTGATAAGTTTCCTCATCGGATATAAGAATATTCCAGTTGGCGGGTAAGTCGAAAGTAAACCCGCGCACGCGAAGCGTAATCGTCGGGCAGATAACTTCCTCAAATACTAAAAGCGGGGAAAGTGTAAAGTCCATCATATTTAAATCGAGGACATACATGTATTGGGATAATACTGGACCTTGTATACAGTCCAGCAATATTGCGTCGTTGTTTTCGTCAAATATTAGCATATTATTTTTATTATTATTGTTATTTGTGTATTATAGACCATTATTAATCAATAGTCAACACTTCTTTTCTTATACGGGTACTTAGCATTTTTATAGTGCGATATACGTTTTGTACTGTGGCGTTTGCTGTATTTTAAATCGGAGCAGATGTCCGCCACAAACACATGGTCTTTATCGCCACCTTTACGCAACCCTCTACCAATCGCTTGTATAACACGGATAAATGATTTACCAATATCGACCAATACCAAATTGAATATGCGTGTTATGTCCAAACCTGTACCTGCAATGTTTACTGTTGCAATTACAATTAGGTTATCATTATCTTTAAACCGTGAATAGATTTCTTGGCGGACTTCTGTTCCGTCTGGACCATGTAAGAAAACCGCGTTGTCAATTTTCGCTGCAAGTTTCTTACCGAAGGGTACACCGTTAACTAAACATAAGACGTTGCCGGACAACATCGACCTATTAACTAAGTCGTTCGCAATCCAATCTAGGCGTGAGGGTTGTGAGTGTAAAAACTTCTTTTCGGACGTAAAATTGGGAAAGTATGAACTTTTAAACTTCGCATACGTCGTTTTACTTAATTCGGGGTCATCTTTCACTTGTTCCTTAAACAAGTCATATTCCTTTCTTAAATCTACGTGCAATTCTACAATATCAATATCAAGCGTAGATAAGTGCCCTGCTTTTATCAATTCGTGGGCTGGTATTTCATATCGTACACTACCGACTGCGATTCTTACTGCAATTGCATCACTCTCGCCTTCTGGCAGCGTTCCTGTGACACCAAAACGATAGGATATATGCTTGCCGTGGTCATTCAATAACTTCGTTAGCACAGGACCACGTAAGCCCTGACACTCATCTACGATGACCATTTGGAATTCGGTGATAACTTGTGGGTTATTTTGAAGCGTTTGCCATGTAGCAACCACGTGTTTATGTTTTAAATCTTTTTGTGCGCCGCTATATTCACCAACATCTAAACCGAATGCCTCGTAGCTTTTTCTAGTTTGGTCTGTCAGTGTTGTATCTGGTACAATAATTATGGAGCGGAGATTGCCCGTCTGTTCATACGTAAGTGCCAAAGCAGCACACATAGAAGTTTTACCTGCGCCCGTGCCTGCGATACCTATACCATTACCTGCGGACAACAACGCGTTAACCATATCGACCTGATAGTCGCGAACTTTCCATGGTTTGCCATCGTCGTCGTTAATATGCGAAAAGAATTTTTCATCTATGGGCTTTGGTGTAACAGGTAGTGATTTTCTTTTATCTTGTAGTTCTATCTCATAGCCCAAATCAACAATGCTTGGTACTATTTCATCCAACAAGGTTATAAAGGTCTTTCCAGTTTTATGGAAATATCTTATCTTACCGTCCCAAGAACCTAATTGGAATTTGGGGCTGAAGAAATAACCTTCAGTATGAATTCCATATTTTTCATAAAAGTAAGCCATATGGTCGCGGGACAACCCAAGGCATGCACAATTAACTTCATCTACTAATACTATCTTACATATTTTTGTCATATTTCGGAAAATTCCAAATTAGCGATTCGGAGTTTCGACATATTCGTTAACTCGTAGTGACGTTGCTTAAAAGTATCCACGACAGATATATAGTCTTCGTATACTTCTTCAACTTCAATTAATATTTTATATACATTAAGGTATTCGGGTTCGGCATCAATGTATTTGTTAATCATTTGGATTGATAGTGTGCGGGAATAGTTCTCATTATACTTTGTGTACCATACGCCACGAACACGGTCAACCTCCATCCGAAAGAACTTCACTAATGAATGTAACCTAATTCTTCGTTCGTCGTAATAATGCATCTGTGCAGAATTTTTACTAAGACAATTTTCCAAAAGTTTTCCTTCGTTACTGTATTGTTCCTTGGCGGGCATCAAGTCGTTGGTGAACTGGTCCAATATATCTGGTAGTTTTACATAGTCCTTGCCAAGTTGCGGTACCAAACTCATAGTTTAATGTCCACCTTTAACAGTTGAAAATTTTAGCGCCTGTCTTTGTTCTTCGGTTAAATCTGATAAGTCAAATTCTACATCGGATTGTGTTACGGCTTCCACCATATCTTCCATATTTTCAAACCCTTCGATTTCTGAATACAGATACTTCATTATTTCTTCCCTATCGTTCGAAATAACCAATTCAAGTGGTAATGACATATGAACTAGTTGTTGAATTTCTGCGCAATTTTCTTCTGTAATGGGAACCTGTACACCATTAACATAAGGGGTGGTGCCGGGTTTATAATTGACACTACCAAGAACAATCATTAAGTCGTCCATTAACGTCGCTTCTTCCCACGTTATAGCACCTTGGGATATACTATCGTCAACATCGGCTAAGAAGTTTGTGACGCATTCCAACGTGGTTCTAATTTCATTAAGGATTTTAGTCGAATGTGTAGTGAAATGTTCGTCGCGCACTTTGAATAGTGCTTTTAAGTGTTCCATTTTTATACCTTATTGTTGTTATTATTATTTTAAGATGTGCAGTAGTTACCTAAGAAGGTTTCTGCATCAACTTTATCTGATGTTTCTGCTGCCAATATTTTTTGGATAACGAACATCTTTCCATATTTCAGCACCGCTTCATCCATGTCTTTTGCATTTAAACCCAAATCTGGGGTGGATATACTCCAGCCGTAGTCTAATGCTTGCATTGCAGCACGCATACCATCACCTTCGGTGTCTGGTATATAAATCTTTTTGCGTGGACTCTTATCGAGCCACTGGCGCTGCGATTCGGTTATTATGTTACCCATTACTGCAACACCATCGATTGCATGCGCATCGAACCACCCTTCAATTACAAACAGTGGGGATTTATCTTCATAGTCAAATAATTTATCAAATCCATATAGAATTCTTTCTTTTGATATGGCGGGGGTTTCATATTTCTTTGTAGCGTCATATAACGCCCGACCGATGTAATATATTAAATTATTATTCTTATATATTGGAATTATAACACGCCCCAACCATTTATGCAAGCGTGGATTGTCTGCTTTATGCGATAACATAAATGGGTATGTGTTTGGGTCAATCCCGCGTTCTTCTAAGTATTCATTAGCAGCATCTGCAACGTAGTCGTCGGGTTTTGCATTTTTTAAGTAATAGAAGTGTTCGGGAACCGCAATTGATTTCGGCTCAATCGATACATTCGCCTTACGAACTTCATCCTTCTTTGTATTACCACCGTTCTGCCACGCAGGGGATGATAAGATAATCTCTTTATATTCATCATCGGGTATTCCAAACGCATCAAGCGTTGTTATCATGTTTTTAGAATAATATTCGTTTACTTCGGGGTCGTAGCGGGACGAATGACCACAGTTCCAACATTTGTAGTCAGTGATACCATTTTCAAATTTAAACGCGCCACGAAGCCCCTTGCGCGTGTGGTCGTTACATACGTGACATCTTACTGCTTGCCAGCCCTTTTGGCTTTTAGGTTGAAGCTGGACATGTTGATTTATTATTTTTTCTAATGTATTATCCATCGAGGAATATTATCACACAACAAACAAAACATCAACCCATAGTTTTCTTTAATTCTTTTTCTTTTATCTTAACCATTTTATCGAGGCGGGTGCGAATTTCTGGCGCGTGTAACCAAATATCACTATCATTTACAATTCCCTCAAATTCCTTTTTGGTTAAAAATGGGATATAATACTTATCGCCGATGTCTGCAAACCATTCCAGTGAGGCTATCATTTCCATTTCAGCTTCCTTACCCTTACCGTAAATGCCACCACTAAAGTTATGAATCATCATAAGACTGTTGTCGTGAACGAAAAATTGGTCTGCTGCGAGGAATATTAATGAACCTAAAGATTTTGCTTCGCCTTCTAAGCTACATACAACAGTGGCTTCGGAGTTTTTCATAGCGTTAACAATCTGAATACCAGTATGTAAGTAACCACCGGGTGTGTTTAAATGAATATAAATCGTATCTTGTGGTTGTGCGATGTTGATGATATGAATCATCTTAACGTATGCCGCAGGTTCTAATATTATACCGCTTAGATAAAAATGATGTACTTTTGAAATAAGGGGCTGTTCAAAGTATTCAAACGCCTTAACTTCTTCTTCTACTTCTTCACAATTTCTTGCGTTTTTAATATCAGTCATATTATTTCCTATAATTTATATACTGATATTTATAAAGCCAGAAATAAGAAGGGACAACCGAAGAATTTGTGCATATCGGTTGTCCCTTCAAAACTATTGGGTTACAAGGCGTTACCCCCGCATGGTTTACGCTGCTATAGCGAAATCACCATAAAATGAGTCATTAGCTGCATTTATTTTAAGTTTCTTTCAATTACGGGTGATTGCTTAACCGCGCTGTGGGTTTATCGTCTACACCCTGTCGAATCCAATTCACCCACAAAGTTCATTTGTAGCACAATTAGTGTAAGTGGCGGCTTCGAAGCCGCGTCCAAGATTGCTTATTGTCAACCGTTTATTACAGCGATAAATAGTCATATGACTACTTTATATACTATATATCAAATAACAAATATTGTCAACAATAAAATTTACGTAGGTGCGCATCAGACAGCCGACTCAAATGATGGCTATATGGGTTCTAGTAAAATATTGGAAGCTGCTATGGCAAAGTATGGAGTTGAAAACTTCAAAAAGGAAATATTGCATATTGTCGATAATGACGAACATATGTATTCTCTTGAGTGTGAAATAGTCAATGAAGACTTCGTAGTGCGCAAAGATACGTATAATATCCGCATTGGTGGCAGGGGTGGATGGAATCACATCAACAACGACCCGGCGACAAAACAAGCCGCATTAGAAAAAGCAAGAACTAAAGAAGTACAAGACGAGCGTGTTAAAAAATACAAAAATTGGTATAATGGTGCAAGTGACAGTGAGAAGATGAATTGCACATCAGCTCTAATGCGTGGTAGTGTGGGGCATACAAGGGAACAGCGCGAGCGAGCGAACAAAACCCACAGTGAATCAATAAAGGGTTCAAAAAATCCGCAGTTTGGAAAGAAATGGTATATTGACCCCGTGACGGAAAAACGGTGTGTTTGTCGTCCCGGCGAACAACCCGAAGGATATGTTCTTAGTGCAGGTTATAAAACAAGGAAAAGCCGGGCATACCAAATAGAGCGTAATAGGCGTAAACGAAAAGGTTAATCTTTTTCGGTAATATCCGAATTATCCTTCGCCCAATCAAGGTTCAGGTCCTCGCCATATTCTTCCACAAGTTCAATCTTACCTTTAAATTTTGGTAAGTCTTTGATTTTCATGTCACCAATGTCATACGAAAATGTGACGTGTGGTTTGTATTCATCAAAATCGTAAGTTGCGTTGTGTTCATCCATCAAGGTTTTGTGACGTTTAACCAATTCAGGACAAGTATACCTCATAACCAAACACTTTGCAACATGGTCGTCATCGTCTGGTTGTGAATCCCATACTTCAAATTCTTCTGGTTTGCCGTGCATCGCTTCTTCAAACTTACCCGCAGGCACGTAATCGGGACAATACTCGCGGCTGTACAACAGCGTGGTGTGCATCTTGTGAAATTTTGTGTGGTTTGGAATATCGTTATCTTTGATGTATTCTTTTATACCATCAATGGTTTCTTTACTAAACCGCACACCCGCGTATGTTCCTTTTTTGCTATCGTCTTTTTCTTCAACTAAATCTATCAATTTCATTTTGTTCACTATTGCATATGTCTAACATTCTATTAATCCACTTCTTCGCCGGGGTGGATTTATGAAATGTTTCTGTTTTTAATTCGTTATGGTTCTTTACCGTTGCTATATAATCGCCTTCTTCATCTTCATATATTGTGTATGTTATATCCTTTTCTATACCTCCAATGCAAACAATTCCCATAGTCATTTTTTCCTTTTGTAAGTTATAAAAGATAAATCATCTGTCTCTGTTCCCCCTTTTATTTCGAAGTTTTTGTTCAAAACATCAATAGGGAAGAACTTGTCGCAGTCATATGTTTTTCCTTTGACTACAGTCATATATATCGTTTCTGTAAAAGCGAGTGCCTCTTGGAACATCCGCCATCCACCAAGGATGAATACTGGTCTGTTGTCGCCTATTTCAAGGCATTGAATTGCTTGATGAATTCCACTTACTGCCGTGGCGCCATGCGCTTCATAATCTGGATTGCTTGTAACGACATATGATTCCCTGCCCTTCAGGATAGGGTCATCAATTTGCCCTTCAGGGTCTTTGCGTTTCGATTGTATCATCTCGAACATATCGGTGTAGGTGTGCCTGCCCATTATACAAACCCCGCCAGTGGTAGTGGTCTGAAAATGCTTTAGGTCTTCGGGAAAGAACCATGGAATTTTACCATCTTTTCCAAACCCACCTGCTTCGTCTACAGCGACTATTATTGTTAATGGTGGTATTCTTTCCTTAAAACTCATACATCACCGCAACCACACCGGGTCTGTGGTTTTTAATTTTGCAACAACACGCTTTGCGCGTTCAACAATACGAAGGTCAAAACATTGTACCGACATCGGGTCAGATTCAAATTCTGCAACAATTAGTGCGAGTAATTCGAATGCCTCAATTTCCAATTTGGAACGTTCGTGCATTTCTTCTATTGCTTTATCTGTTAAATATGGTGAGTGCATTATTCTTTGTCCGAAATTATTACATAATTCAATACTGTCATGCCGTAGCAATTGTCTTGCAAATATCGAATTTCAAGGTTTGTAATGCCAGCATCTGCCAGCACTTCATTGTTATTGCGATTATCACAGATAACGTTGTATTGTGATATTTTTCCTTCTTCTGCAAGCTCTTCAAAAAATTCATCAATAACTTCAAGGATAGCATCACGATGGACATCGTGTGCATATAGTATTGAAAATTCATCAATTATTTCGTTGATGAATTCCGTTACCGTTTTATGAAGGAATTTTGAGGCTATACCTTTTGATTTTAATGTGAATGAATTCATTTTACACCGCCACTGGCATTTTTATTATGGGATGATAATCATACCCTTCTATGACAAAGTCTTCGTAGGTAAAATCATCAATGCTTTCTATGTCCCGTTCCAGCTTTAATGTTGGTGATGGGAAATAGGTTCGTTTAATCTGTTCGTTTAATTGTTCTATATGGTTACTGTATATGTGAACGTCACCACCAGTCCATACAAATTCTGTTGCGACATGGTTTGTCACTTTAGCAATCATGTGTGTAAGGATACTATATTGTACGATATTGAATGGGACGCCTAAGCCTACGTCACAAGAACGCTGATAAAGATGACAACGCAGTTGTCTGCGTGGAACATCATGTCTGTCGTACCTTTCGTGTTTGCCTTCGTCCGTCATTGGACAATCATATTGCTGTGGTTTTTTGGAAGCAACCAACCATTCTTCGCGCTGTTCTAATGAAAGTTCCGCTGACCAGAACTGGAACATGGCGTGACATGGTGGCAAAGCCATAAGTTCAATTTCGCCAACGTTCCAAGCATTAACGATAATACGTCTGTCATCGGGATTATTTGTTAACTGGTCAATGACACGTGCAATTTGGTCAACGCCTTCTATATCATCATATAGTGGTGCCCCTGTTGCTGTAGGTAGCTTATTGTGACCACCCCAATCGCGCCATTGCTTACCATAGACGGGTCCAAGGTTACCGTTTTCGTCCGCCCACTCATCCCAAATTTTTACACCGTTATCGTTAAGAAATTTGGTGTTTGTGTCGCCACGCAAGTACCACAGTATTTCATAAATGATACTTCTGGTATGCATTTTCTTGGTTGTTAATAATGGTATACTATCGTCCGATAAGTCGAAGCGCATTTGTTGGAACGGTAAACTAATGGTTCCCGTACCCGTGCGGTCGGTTTTCTTAATACCATTTTCTAAAATGTTTTTTACTAAGGCGATGTATTCGCTATCGTGAGTCTTCAGTGTCGTCATTGTTGGCTTCTTTGTTATGATTATTTTTAAGTACCGCTGCGAATTCTTCACGTTCAATTTTATCTATAAGAGCGCGGATAACCATTTCATTTATAACAGCTTTCGACAATGCAGTAGTAGTATCGGCACCATCGTTGATGTAATCATGAAACGTTGCTAAGGATTCTTCACGTAAGAACTGTTCAACGAACATGCGCATTAACGCATCATAGTTATCGTCAGTTAATTCCACTACAATTTTTTCACTTTCTAATTCATTTTCATTCATTATTCTATCTCATATAAGTCTGTATGTCGCACCCACTTTTGCCATGCGCCATCTATTTTATTAACGGGAGTTATTTCCACACGTTCGTCAGTCTTACCTCTTCGCAACGCTCTTGAAGCTATCCTTCCTGTTTTTCTAACTTCTACATCTTCATGCAAAAATGTCTGTTCCTGCTCCGACGACTCTTCCATATTTGTTTCCCCGTCTGTCATATTTACCACTCGTTATCCGCGCGCAGGTGTTGCTCGATATAGTCGCGGTCTTGTGTAAAGATTGGGATTTCATTATCCATCCCAACAGCATTAGCACAATACCCACGTTTTTGCCACGTAGGAATATCATTCCAGTTCACGCCGTGCTTACTAAAAAGCATTTCTTGAACTTGGTCAGTATTCTTGGCTTGTAATTCTTTGTGGGAAAAGTAAAACTGCCCCAACATATTTATGCTATTTCTGGTCGCGTCTTGTTGGCGCCAAACAAAATAGTTCGCTACTTCGTCTACGGGGAGGTTGTACACGCGCGCGTCAAAGAACGCCCACATATTGTCGGTTACCGTATCGATAATTTGTTGATTAAAGAATGCTGTGCACATGGATGCTGAAATGGATACCATC